CAACCCAGCCTTCATCTCCCCAAGCTTCTAGAAGATTATTAAGATCTTCAAGGACACCTTCTTCTAACATAGCATCAGGTGGTTCTAGCAAGAGGTATGTTAGAACTATGCTTGTTGTGGTGAATAAGATCTTGCGTATCTTTAGCCGAGATGAATCTGGCTGGAAATGGAAGGATAACAATTGGCACCTCTATAGAATGTATTTCGTATCATTACACTAGAGGCTACATGACTATAATATTTTCTCTTCCCTTTCTTCCGATCTCAAAATCTAACGGATACAAAACAGGTGGTGGTAGATTCTATAAACCCGCTAACCTAATCCAACAGGAATCAGACATCAAGAGATTCATACAAGATGCTTTACCTGATCAATGGGCCCCTTCTCTCAAGCCCTATAAGATAGAGGTCTATCTATCCTACGCAGATAAACGTCGAAGAGATGTCGATGGAGCTGCAAAGCTCCTTCTTGATTGTATGAATGGGATGGTTTATAAAGATGATTCCCAGATTATGATTCTACATATGGAGAAGATGTTAGGCGCTCAACATCCATCCACCCTTGTAATCTGTACAGAGATTTCCTAATGCCCAGCGAAAGACTAACAATAGGTGATAGGGTTACGACCACAGTGTTCATTGCTTGGGAATGGGTGACCATTGTAGGCGAGATTATCTGCGAGCCGGACCAGGTACTAGTCTCTATCCTTACCGACGAGGGAAAGGTGTTCTGCGTCAATAGGAACAAGGCGCTACCTGTAGTGGTGGGCCCCACCCTTGACACAATACCTTGGGGTAACTATGTAGGTTCACCCCTCTCTCTGCTCAGAGAGCTTCCTCGGCAACCTGTAAGGCTATAGAGGCTAGGTCTTCTAAGAGCAGGGCTCTCTCATCAGCAGAGATCCCACCCTTGGAGAAGGTGATGAGATCACGGATGAGCTTGAAGATCTTAGCGAGGGGAATCTTAGAAACTATTTTAGGATCGATTTGGATTGGCATGATTGTTCCTTTGGTCTGTCTATCGTTTGTCATTTATTTCTTTTGAGCAGCAAACCATTTGCTGGCTTCATAAGGTGTTAGTCCCTTGGGTGCTTTTGTTGCAGATACATTTGATGTAGAGGCTGTCTTGTTAAAGGCATCACGTTGGGCTTGTGTCTTTAGTTTACCTTGCTCCCTTGCCTTATCTGCTAGAACCTTATCATCATTGGCAAGCTGACCCTTGATGATCCAGAAAGCAGTCTCAATTTCTAGCTCAGGTTTCTCTGTGATGAGAGGAATGAGCTTAGCTTTAAACGCTTCAGTCTTCATCTCGGGATGCTGAGCAATGAAGCGCTCAGCTTCATAGATTTGCTGTTGCTCAACCATCTGTGTTTGCATTGGCTTCAACATATCTTGAAGGCGCTTGGCCGTCTCAATCTCTATGATCTTTGCAAGGTCTGCTTGGTCATAGGGATCAAGCTTAGTCCCGTCTTGTGAAGCGACAGTCCTTATATTCTTTGCAAAATCTCCATTGTATAGAGCTTCTTTCTCTAACTGTACTGCACGCTTTTCTTGCTCAAGATTCTGCTTCGCTTGGTGTAGTTCATTTTGCTGGCGTGCATATGAGGTACGAAGGTTAGCTATAAGCTTCCGGCCCTCAGAGGTCGTGTGCTTTAAAAGGATTTCCTTATAAGCAGGAAGCCCTTTGTGTTCTTGCGACATGATGTCTGCAAGCTTTGGGTCATCTGAGAAATCAAGATCAATAAGATCCTGTATTGACATTTGATCAAGCGCTGATGTTTGGCTATCGTTCTGAGCCTCTACAGCTACAGTGCCAGCTACATCATTTGTAGTTGAGCTATCCGTAGAAGAGGTAGAGGATTGTGGTCCTATCTCGTTCATACTATCTCCTAGTTTTTATTGTTATTTATGCTGGCAGTTTGCTTGGCATTTTCTTTGCAATCATTTGCGTGAATTCATCATCAGATACAGGGGGAGCTGGCTCCATAGATTCTGCTTCAATTGGTTCGGCTGCAGATTCGGTTGGGCCTTCCTCTTCTGCTGTTGACAACCAATCTTTGAAATCACGGTTCTTAGAAATATTTGCAAGATTTGCAGCAAATATAACAGCTCCGCGATCATCAGTGATTGTGGCTAGATCAGGAACAGGAACGGACACACCAGCTTCGACTGCGTCTTCTGTTGCCTTTGAAACCATAAGAAGAAGCTTTGTGAATTCAGTTGGGAATTGCTGTGTTGATTCAGTGAAGCTTGGATATTTATCTTTGATTCCAAATAGAGGAGCAACCTTGTTCCATTCAGTAACGACCTTGTTCAGTGCAGGAACTGTAAAGATAGTCTTTGCCTTTGGTGAAAGGATCTGTGTGCTCTTCTCGTCTTCGATAATCATCTCTTGGGCTTTAGCGCCAAGCTCGGGGTCCATCATAATAATCTCCTTATTGATCTATAGTTGTGTTGCTTGTTTCTCTGGCTTTCTGCATTGATAGAATTGGGTCAGATGTCTCTTTCATTATCTTGTCATAGTTATCAAGGTAAGAATCAGTAGCTGCATTCCTTGCTTTTTCTTTTTCGAAATGAGAATCCATGAAGGAATCTCCACCTAGATCTTCAAGATGGATTAGGTTCTTTGCCTTCATGATTGCATCTCTTTCCATGCTATTAGAATAAGAAGCGCCAAGGGCTTTATCATAGTAACCATTAACGCCACCAGATCCACTACAATCGCCCCAGCGACCGGAGGTGCGAGCGGGCATGCTAATCATTTTGCGAGAGGGCTGAGAGCATTTAGGACAAGGTAAAGAATCTTGAGAAGCTGGAACTAAATCTTCAAAGCGGCCATGTTGAGAACATCTAAAATCATATAAGGGCATTTATCTATCTCCTTAAATTTGCGGTAGTTGCGCAGGTACTGCAGTCTGTTCCTGCACTGGCTCTTGAACCTTTTGTGGAATCTTGGTTAGAGCATCAGGTAGTTCAAAGAGAGAACCGATTTGGGTTAGAATATCCTGTGCAGATATACCAAGGCTTGTAAGGACTGGAATAAGGGACATAAACTGTTGGCGTTTTGCTTCTTGGGCAAGAGGAACAGAGCCCTGGTCAACAGCCACAATCTTGAATGACCCATCGAGATCTTCTTGCTTTAAGGTATGAAGATCATTGTCAATAGTTAGAACAGTTTTTGAATCTTCTTCATCTAAGAATACCTGAACCAATCTTATGTAAGCTCTTGTGATTTGTTCAATGGCGGCATCACGAACACGAGCCATCTTTCCAATCTCTGAAGATGTATACTGAGCGAGAGCTGCAATCTCTGTAGCGGTTACATTCGTCGCCATTCCTTTTGCGAATGGCGCTAATACAGAAGCACGCTGTAGATCTTGTTCAACCTGCTGTAGATAAATCTGGTGGTTTGATGACATCGGTAAGGAAGGTATTACAGAGAACACCTGAGAAGGCTGTCCCTTATCGATTCCAATGAAGCTATTGTCTAACCCAGCCTCCAGCTTGGCTAGCGCCTCCTCGTCCAAGGAGCCTTTCGTATAAGCGATTTGGCGGGTATCCCTGCGTATGGATTGGGCCCAGTGTGAACGGATTAGATTCTTTTCACGGATCTGGTCGTAGATTTTCTTTAAGGTAGAGAATCCTTTGAGGGGTTGTTCTGGTTGTGTACACAGATATAGTGGAGCAATAGGAACTATTGGCTCCTCATTTTCATCCATGAGAGGAATATCATCTTCTTCAATAATATCGCCATCACGAAGATTTGGAGACCATATGGTACGCTTCCCTAGAGCACGATCATAGAATTCCACAATCTTAATAAACTGATATTCTTCAGGAATGGATTCAGTCTTTACTATTTTCGTATCTGTGAAATAATCCTTAAGCTGTTCCGTCTTCCATTCTTTATTTCCATAAAGCTCTTTTGCTTTTAGGACGGGCATATAGCTGATGTGACCTACCCATCTCTGTGAATCCCAATCAGAGGCAACCATGTCTAGGATAACCTCCCACGGCTTGAGAGCTATTAGTGAAAATTTGTCAAGCACGTTTGATTTAGTCTTGCCACAAGGTACGATTTTGATGAAGCTCATCGGGAATATTAAAGCAAGACGAGCGGCTCGGGTAAACACCTCTTGCTGGTCAAACAGGAATCTATTAGCGATGCCCTCTGCAACCTTGTCATTTCCACTAGACGCCTTTATATCCTTAACCATTCTAACGGCAGGAGCCTTTGAGAATAGGGATGCAATGTATCCTTCAACGAAGCTATTAGCATCAGCAACCTGAATATCAAGAGAAGAATCCTTTGATATCCCATCCGCTTTAAAGAAATTGATGTTATAGATATCACGATAACGTGAACAATCGGCTTTTGCGGCTTCCCAATATTCATTATGAGAAGCAAAGATTGAAGCGATAAGCTGGCTACGGGCTGTTTTGTTTAGCATATATCCTCTAATATTGGCGTGAAATGGGCGCGAACGGGTTGTTACGTTTTACAGAAGCATGTCTCTTGTTTTCAACTAGGAATTTGTTATAAGCATTTAGTGGTGCTTGTACATCCTTCAGGCATTGCCATGCCAAACCAAGGGAGATAACGTTGTCTCCGTGTCCTGTTGCTCCTCTAACAGATTGAGGAGCTAGGCCCTTTTCATTTAGGACAAGGGCCTTTAGTTCTGAGATTGTAATGTAGTCAAGCTTGGAGATAGATCCTTTTCTTATTGCTTCCTTTAGATCTTCAAACATCATAAGCTTACTAGTTGATGTAGTAATCCAGTTGCCTCCCTCATCATTGGTCCAGAGATTATGAAATGAAAGATTGCGAAGCTCATTAAGAACTGGAAGACCCCAGTTGTTTTCTTCAATCATTGTTAGGGCATCATTATATTCTACAGAGATATGTTGGATCTTCCTTGCAAGAGATGGTGGGGTTATCTCATTCGATCTATAGATGTAGCAAGGATTACCTGTCTTCTTTGATAAAACAGTTATGACGCTATAATCTTTACCTCTGCCTGATGCAACATCAACACCTATAGCATATTTGTCTTGGGGATCTGGCTCAAAGATTCTGTGGTCTTCTTGGTTTGTAGGTAAAGAGAATACATCAACGTTCTGAATATCTTCATTACTATAATAGCAATCTCCTTTCTGAGCAAATACGTCATCAAGACAAGCTGGGTATTCTGTATTGAATTTGGAGATTCCCATCTCCTGAATCTTTAGACGCCGCCAATAGATCTGATTGTTCGTGAGCCCATATAGTTCTGCCAATCTTTCTTCTTCAACGGTCTTGATGAAATCATCAGGAACTGCATGGTAAGAATATTCTTTATGATCTTGCCATGGAAAGAATAGCATCTTCCATTTACCTTGAAGCTCACCCCTCTGAATCTTATCAACAAGAGAATGAACAGGATCACCAAAGGATCTGCATGTGCTTTCAATGATAATCTGGTTACCATTTAGTGCAGCAAGAAGGGTGGCCAGAAGCTCTTCTGGTTGTTCGTAGTAGCAGAATTCGGATACATGTGCAAAAGAGATTGTATAGGAACGTAGCCCACCCTGACCTCCTGCCGTCACTGCATTTACAGATGCGCCATTCTTGAATTTAAGGCAAGACGATGTTTCCTTAACCAGAGATTTCTGTAGTAGAGAAGGGAGCCCAATATAGAATCCCTTATATTTTAGAAATATTTCTGATGCAGAATCCATCTTGTGAAGGACCGACATGCAGGTAATAGGATCCTTGGATACATAAGCCTTCCAAAATGCAAAGGCTGTTGATACAGTTGTAGATCCTATCTGCCTACATTTAACTACAAGAACATTGTATCCAGCCACAAGATCATCAAGCATAGTTTTTTGTTCATCGTTTAAGACGAGCTTTATCATCTCACCGGTTTTAGATATAATCCAAAGCCTTGAAATAAATGCATGCGGATCTCCCATGATTGCGTCTAGCGCATTCATTATTCCTTCTTCTTAGGGGGCTGAATGAAATCAAGGAGCTCATTAAGAAGCTGTTGTCTCTCAACATCAGAGACAGGGCCAGCCGCTTTCTTCATATCGATAAGGAGCTTAGAGAAAGAGGAGAGCGCTTGCTTCATTTCTCTATCACCTGCTTTAGTATTTTTTAGTTCATAAGCAAATAGCTCAGCAGTAAGCCATAGGGCATCGTCTACATTCTTTGATTCAAGAGCAGTGATGACCTTGTTACAAATCCGTTCCTTTATGATATCTCTTGTTGGCTTTACGTTACGCTTCTTGGTAGCTGCGTTCTCTTTCAACAGAGCTTTAGTTTCTTCATCCATTATCCCTCCAGGTTCATAGCTAGGATAGCTGTTTTTAGTTTGTTCATAGAAGCTTTGTAGATTGTGAATATTGTTTTGTAAGAACAACCATGGCTTTCACCCAACGCTCTGAACGTTGCACCCTCCACATAATGAGCATAGAAGATTCTGTATTCTGGATATGTTAGAACGCTTGTGGTTAGTTCATCGAAATCAAAATCCTTTATTCTCATACCAGAGACAAATAGGCCACAATCTTCTTCACCATCTATGGCCTCATTCATTTTATCCTCGGGGGATTCAACGTCGATTAGCGTATCGAGGAACCAATCATTCTCTATCTGAATGTTGTTCTTGCTGAATGATATTTCTTTAGGCATGCCTTCTATTTTTGGGCAATTGCGGTATTGGGAATCTTTTCTAAAAGCCATTATGAAATCTCCTTGAGGGTGAGGTTAAGCGGTTTAAGGTATGCTTGTAGGCATATGTAATAAGAATGAGCGTGTTGGGAGGGGTGTCTCTGTATGAGGAGGGTATCTCCTTTTAGGCGCACAGTAAAGAGAAGGGAACCATTATGAGATATATCATAATAGGCCCAGCGTCCTTTCATTACCTTGGATACGGAGAATGGGGTTAGGGTAAGAATATCAGGAAACATCTTTACCATTCCAAAATGGAGCAAGGTCTATGGTTTTTATCCAGCCAGCTTCTTTACATTCCCATTTAATTCGGATACCCCATGCACACAAGGTATCTCCTGGTCTTTGACCAACACCTTTGCCTGCTGGGCATTGATTAGCAATATGAGAATCAACCCATTTCCGAAGCTTAGGAACGTGATACACATATGCTTTCATCGTTGACCGATTACATTCAATCAGATAATCGAGAGATTCAGCAATGCGCCAATCTGTTGGTTTGTTTTGTTCATGATCAGCATATGTCTCAAGCAGAAAGGTATCGTACATTCTGTGACCAGATACATCTGTGCCCCTATTTGTCTTCATCTCTACTGAATATATATCATCGGCATGAGATGTAAAAAAGATTTCAAGATCATAACGCTTGTTGTTTAGACCTGGTAGCTCTTTGATCTTTGCTGTGCCTTCTTGCTTGTAGAAGGCTTTAAGAGCATCGATGGCCCTTGTGTGTTTTGCGTTTTCTGCATCAAAAGATTCTGGAATGTAATTCATAGTGACCTCTGCCTCTTATGATTATATTACCAGATTGGTTCTTTTGTCAACCTTCTGTGTTGATTTTTTAGAACCTTTCTTTTATGATTTGGATGTTAAGCCTGACATCTGTTAGGTCTTCTTCGAAACGATCTTGTCTTTTTGAGAGACCAAGGATTGCTGATTCAAAGGCTTTGCGGTCTTCCTTATGCTCTTCCATTATATTTTCAAGGTTCTCTTGATTTTGTTTCAAATATGATTTGAGAATGGGGAATGCGTGACTAGTTATCATCTTATATATAGCTCCTAAGACTAGAAGCAAAACAATGACTGCACCACCTGGCCCTACAGCTATCTCAAAAAAAGAAATGATAATAGGAACGATTTCCATTATGGATTCCAGCCCTTATCTTTGCGCATCCATTCTGCTTTTAGCATTTCCATAAGAGCCATGTCCTTAAAGAAATCAGGACGATAAGCAGGTTCATCAGCAATATGAGCAGCCATTGCCTTGTTTGCAAACCAAAGACATTGTCTTACAGTATAGGAATCTGTGCCAAGGGTTTCAATGACTGGTGCATTCTCTGCTTTTGTATCAGGGGATAATGAAAGAATCTCTTCTGATTCGTTTTGTTTTTCTAGTTCGTCTGACATTTTTATTCCTTATGTATCCATTGAGATTTGAAGATTGGGAGGTTGTGTCCCATCACCGAGGACAGTACCCACATAGGTATTTCCTGTTGTGATAATGCCTGCTGTGTTTGTTTGAAGGATAGAACCATCTTTCATACCAACTAATAGGCGTGAAAGCTGTGGCTGGGTTGTAGCCATATTGGTACGAACACCCGCCCACAAATGGGTTCCAGCAGGAACTACATATCCTGCCCCTGCATTAAAAGCAGTTGTGTTTCTTTTTGTACCAGTTGTCAAAAGCGTATCTAGCGTACCTGAAGATGTCAAACAGGTAAGGGTTTGTCCTGCTTTATTGGGAGACGTGGGAGATGAGAATAGACCAACCTCTGCCGTCTGTGCTCCTAAAGCCACAACACCACAATACATCTCAACATGTTTACACGTTACAGCGCGTACTGTGTATCCACAATAAACCATTATAAGCTGATCAGCTGTCATAATGTTTGAGCCAGCGTCATCTGCCCACATTGATCTGAAGCGTCTTTGCGAGCCTGGAGGAGCTACGTTAAGCCATCCCAAAGCATCAGCAACAGCTGCTGGTGCAATATTAGTAATTACGTGTGTTGGGTGTACCATTGTTTTTGTTCCTTAGTAAACTGAAACTACGACTGCGTATGAGAAAGCATTGTCTGCGCCAGCGTTTGGAGCGCAGCGGAGATAAAGATTCCCAAGGAGATCTGTTGAGGTTAAGCCTTCTATGGCAGTGTCATCTGTTTGGGTAGCAACTGGAACAGATGTTGCAAGATATTTCTCAGCAGAGGTGCCAGTTGTAAAGCTACCCACATTGCCAATAGCTGGTTGATAGGTTGTCGCTGTTCCAGATATACGATTGACCATAACGCGATCTATACGTACCATTCTCTTAACGTCACCAATGCGGAGAATAATCTCGGTAGCCGTTGCCTGATTGGTAACGTTTGCCGCTAGCTCCATTGGTTTTGGTAAAGCATTCATAAACATTCTCCTTAATTCGTTGACCTTGTTTTATTATCGACCCCAAGCGTTTCTAGTTTATAGTTTTCGTCTTGGGTTTTTTTGGTATAGATTTCCGTAGGGCTATCAATACGAATGTCAGTTGTTACACCTAGCTGTTCCCATGGAGATGTAGTTAAATCTATTCCCTTTTCGGTAACATCAGCTGGGTTTATCATAACTGCAAGAGGCGCAAAATCTTTTAGAATGGTATCACCACCAATCGTTGATGAAACAACCCAGTTCTTGAAGAACCAATAACCATCTGCCATCTTTTCAATAACGTTTCCACCATTATCTTTCATGGAATATTTCATGCCACCCCATGAAGGTTCTCCTGGTTTTGCAGGATCTCTTCTGAGCTGGCCAAACAGGGCTTCGAAATTATCAAACGTACCTGTTGCTTTCATCCAAGCGATGTCTCTCGGATCGATGTAGCCCTGGTCATAAACCATTTTCTTTGTGGTTTGATTTCCACCTGTTACTGCTTTTAGCAATGGATCCATGCGGTCTGTTTGTAAGCTGAAAGCTTGGGATAGTTCCCTATTCCACAAAGCAAAGAATACCTTGGATAATAAGAATACAGAATCAGCTACAGGCATACCCGGTAGATAAGACGCATACCTCTCCTTATCAACACCATCGATAATCTTCCAGAGCGGACGTGATTGCGTGTATTCTTTTTCATAAAGGTCTTTGGTCTTGCGATCATGTTCACCCCACACATATCCTTTCGTTAGTTTCATTTGATTTGCTAAACGTGTTGGATTCTCAACGAGATTAGTTAGAACATTGATGGCTGCCGCTCTTTGAAACGAATAGAACGCCATCCAGGAATTGATGTATTTCTTTTCGAAATCAGACATCTTCCCATAATCGAACAGAGCTTCTCTTGCTTTCTGTAGAGCCTGTGAAACGTCTTCTCCTTTCTTAAGAGAATCGATAAGCACAGAAGATCTAAATGCTCCATCAGACCATTCAGCGAAAGCACTAGTTGCATCAACAATATTGCCGATAGCATTATCAACAGAAGGAATCAGGTTCTTAGATTTCATGTTTTCAATGAGACCCTTCTGCAAGAATGCTTTGTTAGCTTTGCTGACAGCTTCCTGTGCAGAAGATAGCCCCTTCTGAGATTTGAGGATGCCGCCTGTACTAACAATATCAGCAAGGTCTCTATATGTATATGCCCGGCCAGCCACATCTACAAAGGCAACTGCATTTAATCTTGAATCTTGTAGTATAGTTGTCTTGCGAAGAAGGTCACCACCCATCGTATCACTAGATAAGGCCGATAGCCATGCTCCTTGCATCCAATTCTTTGGCTTCATTGCTGATGCGGTGGCTTCACCACCTATGGTTGACATCATAATAAAGGGGGCAGTCAGGAAATTCATGCCATGGAAACGAGGACGTAGGTTTAACATGAACGTGTATTTAGTGTTGCGTAAGGTACCTATTGCATCTGAGATACGGCCAAGAACACGAGCCGCTGTATTTGCATCTCTCTTCGCAAGGTCCTTAAAATATTCCTTGAATTTAGAAGCATCGAAAGAATCGCCAACTATTTTCTTGATAGTCTCAACTGTCTTTACATCTCCAAGAATAGGATCAATCTTTCTTGTTCCATTGGAGATACCTTCAAGCCATTCAACATAATCTCCAGCATCAGCCTTGGCCATGCCATAGTTATCTATAACATCGAATGCTAGATTGTCAATAGCCTCCATGAATCGAGGACCATCTTTAGATTTCATTATGCTTGAGAAGGCCCAGCCAAGGTCCTGGCCTTGTCTGTCCATAAAATCTTGAAGGACATTTATATAGTCTTTCTCTTCTCCTGCATTGACAGAAACGATATGAGCAGTCCTTGCTCCTATAATCGTCCTTATCTGCTCATCGGTGAGAACAGTGTGTTTGTCGATTGCAGTTCGGAGGGATTTACTAAGAGAAGGTTTATCAAGGTCCATCAATCCAATAAGATTGTATTCGAGGATCTTATCTTTCTCTGCATTAAAATAGATTGCGGATAGAAGCTCTTCAATACGGTCAGGAGAGATGGGTGCAAACCCTTCCTTTACATAGGGTGTTCCTATCTTATTGACATCTACAATATATTGCTTTACAATATTTACTGCATCCTCATTTGTTAGAGCTTCTTCTAATCTGACAGTAAGATCTTCAGTAAGGGAATCTAGTTTGCTGTTTAATGTAGGGATGCGCTCAAGGTAGCTCTTTAGATTTATGTTGATTGGGCGGAACCAATCAGATAGAGAGGCCCTTATCGGAAGATTGTGTATAGCTAGATCACGTACGTTATTAGCCACAATTTTAGCTGATGTCTTTCTTCTAAATGCTTCTTCCAGCATTGAATGGGAAAGAGGAGGGGCCTTAGAAAATGCACGCTTGGGATGTTGGAAGATAAGAGCAAGCATTGCCTCTCTCTCGGTAATCTTTCCTTCTAATCCATAAGCTTTTGCAACAGCAGGGTCATTGATGATTTCCTGAATCTTTATTCTTAGCGTCTTCTCCATCGAGGACATCTCTTGCTGAATATTATTCAGAATCTTCTGAGCATTTGCGGAGATTGGAGAATCAACCTTATTAAACTGAGCTGCTCTTTCTTTCAGAAATTTCCTGACAAGACCCTCACGTAGAACTATTGGCTTTAGCAATTCATTCTGAGCTTTAGCATCCATCTTGGAGATTGTGGATTCGCCTATTGAAGAAATCTTTCCAGCTGTACGAACACGAGCAACCTCATCAATCTGTAGACCAACGAGCTTTCTTGCAGTTTGGGTAGAAACAGTTCCGCTTAGAACCTCTTGAAGCATATTTTCTAAAGGAATATTCTGCATACGCGCATCGTTTAGATGCATGCGAATCCAGTCGGCAACAATCTCCTTACCCTCATCGGAAAGAACAACCTTAGAGGTTGTGGCTCCACCAGATATAACACGCTTAGAACCTGATATTGATTTAAGCTCAGCATCTTCAATAGCTTTTGCTTCATTTATTACAACAGATACAGGCGTCTTTGCTGCGTCTGCAAGGATCTTATTTCCCATTGCCCTTGATGAGACTGCAGTCTTATCAGTTAGAAGGAAGAATCTTCCAGCCGAAGGGTCCGATGAAAAGACATGCGCAAGAGCATGTTCATCTGCAATGGCTTTAGTAAAAGCAGCACGGCCTTCTTTTGTTTCCATTATCTTTGTAACAATATTTCTTAGGCCCTTAACGTTGGATCCTTTTAAAAGATCTGCAAGGTCAGGAGATGAGGAGAGAGCAGTCTTTGCCCACCTAGTGATATCCTCAACGCCTTCTTTGGTAGAACGTTGAAGGATTCCGGCAGCGCTTTTCTCAGAACCAGAGAAAGCACGATCACCGATATCAATATATTTTTTTGTTAGAGCGACTGAATCATCTAAGCTCTTAACAATACCTTCCGCAATGCCATCTTCCAAGCGCTTTGCGTAGACAAGAATGTCTTCGCCTTTGTTAGAAGCAGCGAGGGCTTCTTTGTATACAGAAGATTCTTTGCCTATGGATGTCTCAAGCTTTTGTAGAATCTTTTGGTTACGCAAAGCAACAGCGCCTTCTCCAGCCCGTTCATAATCGCCAGCAATATTCATTGCCCAGTTTGCTTCTTTGGCAGCATCATCAATAGCCTTAGCTCCGACAGATGCATCAGCTAGTTTTGTAGCAACCAGTAAGCGCATATCAATTGGACCTGTTCCAAGAGCTTGGATTACATGTTCGCCAACAGAAAGCTTATTTGCTCTTGATAATCCAGCTAAAGCTTTCTCCGCTGCATAAGCTTCTTTTGTAGCAGTACCTATTTTGCCAACAAGACCTGCACCTGGGACAATGGGAACTGCGATAATATCAGTTGCTAATCCGCTAAGATATGTTAGATCTTTTATTATAGGCTTGAGAGAATCTGCCCCTGGAATCTTATTAAATAAATCTGATTCGGTTACAGCGCCCGCAAGATCATAAGCCTCTTCTGCAATAGCTCTGTTCTTAGCTACGTTGTCAAGGGCATGTGTGACGGTTCTATCGTACCAGGACATTGAATCGGATACATCAGCTGCTCCGGATTTCTTCCTTTCTTCAAGAAAAGAATCACTAATATTCGAAGGCAAAGCTTCAGCAATACCGCCATATATACCTCCTATAACTGCATTAGCAGGAGCAGCAATCATTCTTGCTACGTAAGCAGGGTCTGATTCAATAGTAGCGCCTGATGGATATTTGTGTACACCAAACCCAAGCATGCCTTCAAATTCAGGTGCCCGAGAAAGCATTTGCTTTTTCATCTCTGGATCTTGCCACCATTGTGGTTGTCCTAAGATATCATTTACGAATACGCCCGATTCTGCGGTTGATGAAAGATCATCCAATCCGCCTTTTTGCAGTTGATCTTTCTTGCGTAGTCTTAGGTTCTTTCTTAATAGACGCAGGTATTCGGAACCAGCTTCTGAAATCTCTGGGATGGTTGAACCAGTTTGTGAATGGCCGAATATGCTATTAGCTTCAAGCTCTTCATCAGAAGCGCCGGCTAGAACCTTAGCCCCATTACCTGACATATCCTTGCTTAAGCTAGTTAAAACATTCCAGATTTCTTTTGCCTGAGCATCAGATGAGAGAGATGAGAATCCTTCCTTATTCTTAGAAAGATAATCTCTTAATCCCTTAACAGCATCCTTACCTGCATCTGCTATGATAGAATCATCAACTGCTTTTTGGTATTCAACCTTTGGCTTATATGTAAGATTCCCTTTCTCATCCATAATATCTGGAACGGATACCTGTCTATCAAGAACCGAAGACACTGGTGGTGCCTCTAAATAAAGGTTTTGTCTTTCTCTTGGAACTGCCGAGCTTTCTCTTTTGCTTTCAGAATAAATGTCAGCACCAAGAAGATCTCTCGATAGAGCTGCTCTTTTATTGTCATATGAATCTAGCCAGGTCTCAACCTTAATGGGCTGATAGTCAGGGTTGGCCGCCGCCTCTTCATCATCAATTCTTAGTACAGACTGGAGCGCACCAAGCTTAGCCTTCTGTTCTAATGGAGCTGTCTTGATGGATTCCGTTATTGCTGGGGAAACCAAGGATGATTTTGTTTCAAGCCCTGGTGTTAAATGTGAACGTACAAGCCTTAACGCATCGAATCTTTTATCAGATGTGTCCCTTCTCATATCTTCCGTAACTAGCTTTGGGTCAAACCCATCACCTATAAGAAGCTGATCTTCGGCCCTTCTGATTTGCTCTTCAGAATATATATAAGGTGTCGCCATTCAATCTCCTCGTAATCTAAATGGATGGAGCCTGTTCCTATTTCTTAAGAACAGGTGCCTGAGGAATAGCTTTATCAGAACGGTCTTGTAGCTGAAAGCGATAAGCAAGAAGACGAAGAGCTTGATCTCTGCTTTTCTCATCCCCCTTATATGTTTCAATAACTGTAGCTCTCAATCCAATCCAATCTTTTGGTTGATCCAAATGGTCATTAGAATTCCAGAGATCTGTTACGGTCTTACCAATTGATGTATTGCTTAACAATCTTTCTGCTTTCTTTGGCTTATCGAGGAGAGATCTGCCTTCAGCTTGTTCCTTTAGGGCATGCGTGAAATCTTCTTCTTTGATAGATTTAGGTGCAACCTTCTCAACAACCTTCTTAGCAACAGTAGACGCTGGCATATCCTTGTCTGAAAAAGCAGGATCTACAACTGGTACAGATTCTCCAAACTGGATATCATCTTCAGGAACCTTCTTTGGTCTGCCAGACATTATTCGATCTATTTCTTCTTTACCAACACGCATAACCTTATCTTCAGGTAGTGGTTGTATATCTTTTGCTGCTGCCTGCAAGCCGAGCGCTGTCGCGGCCTTGGAAACTGGTGCAGAAGAAACCGTATTTGAAAGAGAGGGAATATCTCTCATCGCCTGTGTGCCAGCGGCATCAACAGTAGGGGATATAGCAAGCCCTACATCTGTAGTCTCGGCTGATCTGTCTATTAGTTTACCATTCTTTGCAAAGAAGATTGCTTCATTAACAGCTTCAGCTTTAGCCTGAGCAACCTGCCCTGGATTAGCATCAGCTGGTAGCTTTGATAGCTTCCAATTAATGAAGGTATCGATGTAAGATTTAACATCTCCTAAGCTTTTCTTCTTCTCATAGTTTGGAAGAGATTCGAATTTGGATCCATAAATATTTCTTGCATTGTCTATGATTGTGGATGCATCAGGGAGATCGACACTAGGGCTGGTAGACATTAATCTCTTCGTTCCAAGCTCATTGACTGAGCCTATAACATATCCTTCACCACCCCTAACAACACCTGGTTTCCAGTCTATACCTAATACATTTTTAGCTACCGTTCTGGCATAATCGGTTCCGCGCATTTCTTCTAGCTGAGAGATACGATTTGCTTGTTCTGGATCAATATCAGGACTAAAGATTCCATAGCCTTTACCACCGCCAGAAGGAGAACCTGTTCCTGATCCTGCAGATACCTTATTGGTACCAACAGTTAGAGAATCAGCATAGCGGGCTGCCATGTCATCAGGTGCTGCTGATATTATTTCACTGGGTTTAACCTGTTTTTTTGCAGCAATGCCTTCTAGAATAGCCCTATCTACTGTACGTAAATCCTCTGGTCCATTGCTTGTTGCATCTTTTCTTGAGGAAATACCATTAGATATTGCACGAACATTGTCCCATGAATTAGGACCATCATAGGCCGCCACCGCCTGATCAACTATTTGGTCAACCAGTTTCCTGTCTTGATCTGCAGTAACATATGTTTGTCCTGAAATAGCCTTGTCACGGGACGCTGCTCTACGGTTAGCTTCAGTCTGTGTTGCTACGAACCTAGCACGATCTGTTTGTTTCGCGGCCATATACTGTTTCGTCTTCTCACTATTAGTAAGAACATCTTTTTCAAGAGACAAACCTATGCGTCTCTGTTCAGAAAGCTGTCTATCAATATCATCTACAAGCTCTTTTGTTGCTTTTGCATTTGCAGTGTAAGCATCGTATTGGCTTTTATAGTTAGCTTCTGCTAGCTTAAGAGATGTCTGCCAATTCTCGTAGCGCTGATTGGTATATATGTCTGTATATTTACCAGCTTTTGATTGCCGGTATTCGGGTGTCTGAGGGACATCCAAAACATAGACGCCTGGAAAAATCTGTTTAGCCATTAGTTATTATCCTTATTTAAGAAGGTCGCTAAGCTGTGATGCATATTCTGGATTATCTTTTAGAGAGGCTTCAAGGGCGGCATAGTCTTCAGCTGAAAGATTGTATTCTGCTTGAGCAGAAGAGATGTCAGCTTTGACAGGAGGAGCAACAGTGTTATTAACAGAAGAAGCACCCGATAAGGTTTCTGCACCAGAAGAACCAATAGATGTCCAAGCCGCCAATCTACGTTGTTTGGATTCTGAATCAGCTGAAAGACGTGCCCAATATTCTTGCCTCTGTTGTTCTGCCTTAGCTGCATCAGCTGCTTCAACCGCCTGATTAATATCAGTACGAACCTTGGCACCTGCTGCACCCAACGCTGCTGCTTGTTTAAGGGCTGTTCCTGACCCGCCTGCATTAGCTGAGGCTTGGAGCTGGCCTGCTTGTGCAGCCGCTCTCTGAATGGCGTTTTCAGCTGAGGAACCTTGCTGCTCTAGGATACGTTGCTTCTCTGATTCGGTTAAACCTGCACCCTCTGTATTGAGCAGAGCCTTAAGCCTAACCATTTCTTTCTTATTTTCTTTTTCAGATTTGGTCTTGACTATAGTTGGAATAGCTTTAAAGGCCGCTCCAGTTGAAGAAGCCGCACCTTGTAGTAGTTGCATAAGCATTGCTGGATTGATAACACACCTCCGATCAATAGTGTTGTTGATTGTTCTTTAATAGTAAATTGCTTCTATCGTTACATTCTTTGCTGATGCAAATCCCTGCTGTGTATTGCAGTCAATAACAAGAGAAAGATTATGCCAGCCTTTAGCAAGGGATTCAACATAGCTTATAGGATAAGAGCGTCTTAATGTTAGATTCAATCCTCCCGCATTTGGTGATGCAGGTGCTGCTGAGAATTCAAGGGCGTAGGTTACTAGCTTTCTTGTTCCGTCAATGTCTATATAAATGGGATGGTCCTGCCCTACAATATTTTTGTTAAGATTTTCATCCTCAACTACTATGGCAATCCATCCATGCAAAACTACGATAGCGTCTTGCTCAAGATAGAATCTCTTTCCTGTATTTGCTATGTTGATATATTGTGGAGATGCCGTATAGTCTTTTGACTGTTTTAGTTCTCCAGAGAAATAAGATCTATTAAATGTCTGTGTATCCCAAAAATGTGTATATATATCACCTGTTGTAAACTGGTGATCTCTAACAACCTCGTAGTATTCACCTCGGGCTATCTCAACATAATCAACGCATTCTCCTAGAAGATCTGATTGAAGAACATCCTTGTTAATGTATTTACGCAAAGCCTCTTGGGTTTCCTGAAGCTCTGAAGCTTGAACAGGATTTCCAGAGACGAATGTATATGGGGGTGTGAATGACATATAATCTCCTTAATGTCTATGAAGAAGAGCTAGCATATTAGTCTCTCTAAATGTAACGCTGTTTAAAGGATCCATAACACCAACCCTACATTGTAGCTTAGATAAGGTTATGTCCGCTCCCGAATGTATGTATATGTGAGAGAATCCAAACCTTCTATTCTTGTATTGAGATTCAGCCGCAACACCTTGCGGTCTTGCAAGAAAAGAATATCTATATTCCATGCTGTTTATGATTGTGAATCCTGCTCCTATATCCCAGAAGAAAGCCAATCGGAATTCGACAGCATCAGTAGTTGCACCAATGGTTCCGTCTGTCATATAGATATTGCCTTGCATTCTTAGGCAATCCCCTGCTTTGATTGTTTGATTAGCAGTAATCTCCATATCGGTTCCATGGGTGATTGCCGTATAAGCAAAGAGATTATAGGTGCCTGTTGCTCCCGTTGCTTCTTCTTGTTTTTCCCACCAAATAAGAGAAGGGCCATAAGAAAAAGCAGGTGCAAGATGAGCGCGATTAACCCCACCTGTCCTTATGAAATCCTTATCAATATTTGCTGTAGCTGTAGCAATGGTGGTGTAGTCACTGTTCACCAGGGAAGGATCCACGAGGGTTCCTTCCTTTGTATTCTTAACTGTTATAGACATTGGTTCCTCTAGTACGTAAGGGAGGGATGGTGTTGATGTACATAGTTACCCCCAAGGAATAGTGCTCTGGTACAGCACAACTACTACATGTAGTGGTTACCGGCATTGGTTCACACACCAGATGAACCGGTCCTTAATAATCATGTCGGGGTATGTCCAAGCATCGTTGTCGAATTCAGAATTCCATAATCTCCATTTAGCTTCTATAGTTACGAATTCAGAACCAACAGGAGCAGAGAAAGGAAGATCTATTGTAAAGGTTCCAGCCGGAATCAAACCAGATAAGGCTATCATTACATCATTTGCAAAGACAGCCAGTTCCCATGCTCCATTGGTTCCTTTCTCAACGCTGTTGCCAGTAAGAAGATCCGTGTAGAATGTTGCGTATTTAGTTACGCAGATAACTGCTGCGCCTTTGACCATTCCTTCTCTTGCTTCAATCTCTAGCTTGAAATCTGATTCAATAGTATTCCAACCTTGGAAGATATTTCCCGCGCCTGCTGAGAATGTTAGATTAGATTGACGTGGTCCAACCTTATAGTGTGAGCGCACTGGCCCTTTGGTTCCATCGGTTTGATTATAAGAATAAGAAACGCAATCAACAAGGTGTGTTTCTGATACAGCTTTTAAAGGAAGGTTATGTCCATCAAGCTGGTTATTAAGGGGTTCAATACATCCTCTTACCTCTTGAACAAGGTTGTCTGCCGCATTAATGTTCCCAGATTTAAACGCTTTGGTTGTATATGTCCTCATCTTAGCCTCTCTGGTTGATGGTTCGTTGTCCGGTTGTAGTGTAACCGAGCTTGTACATTAAGATGTGTATATAGTCAGAGGTAGCAATCTCGAATCTAAAGGATGTTGTTTGTTCAGAACCTGTGTCCCACCTGATAGCAATCATCTTGGATTTCTCCCACAAAGATGTTCCCCATACAGCAGTAGGGTTTGCAGGGCTTGTGGCGAGCGTTGACTGTGAAGACGTGGTATCATAGTAGTCAGCCTGTATCGGGGCTACAGACCCCGCTGCTGTACCAGCAAAGCCACCATCTACGAACCAGCTCAGCCCTACAGGATTATTGCCTTGAGATAAACCTTCAACGATGACATGTTCAACGGATTTCTTTATTCCATTGTCGCCCATATTTTCCCATACAGAAACAAAGCGGCTGTTACCCCTTGCTTGATTTGATGTGGACAAGGTTATATCGGATTGTCCTGTGGAGACATATGTCCATTTCTTTCCCCAATAAGGATTGTGGGACCATACCTGAAGACCTATGCCAGGCCAGCTTGAAGCCGTTGCAGTTATAATAGACCATGTAGGATAGGTTCCAAGAATAATCCAACCAGATCCATCTGTAGCGAGCTGCGTGAATTTCATTTCTCCAGTTTCGAAATCTTCACAGTTTCTTAGGGACCATCCTTTTGTTTGGCAATGATAGACAGCTCCTCTTATGTTTTCTGTTTGACCATCAGCAGGATAGTGGCACCAGTATTCTTGTTCTCTTTCTGAGAATGTAGCTGATGCTCTTGCGAGCGCGCCAGTGGAAAGACGACCCCATTCATCGGATAGCTGGGCTGAAATATTCTTTGCCTTATGAACAGAACCGCCAACAATACCACCATTAATAGAATAGATTCCATCTTTAGCCAAGAAGCACACGCCTACATCAGGCACATATTTGATTGTGTTTGTTGCGGTGGTTCCAACGAAAGGATCCATCGTAGAGATCTGATAGCCAGATGCCGTCTTGTTTATAATGTCTATTGATCTTTCGCGGAATACAAGAAGAGAATTGTAGTAAGGAAACAGAGCAGTGATATGTCCGCCCTCTCTTACGCCTACATCAAAATAGTTAAAGGTAGGAAACTGTTCTGGTAGTGATTGAGAAGAATAAATAATCTTTGTAGGATGAGCTTCGCCACCAGCTAGAAACATGCAGTTATCAAAAGCAGTTGCGTATTTGTATCCGTTATCAATAGGTGCTGAAGATTGAAGATCAACAGGCGTTGTATTCAGTTCTGAATCTGGCAAGAAATCAATAAATGTTTTCGAAACATTCTCATTGATTTGAGACACAAGATAATAGTCATCAAGCTGAGATGTTAATCCATCTTTCTTATTCTTGGTGCGGAAGATTAAACGTGCAACTGTCCCATCAGGACCAATAGCTACATCTGTAAGAATGATTCCCATCTTTCCTTCATCAGTAGTTGCATCTATAGTCCACGATACAAAGAAAGGTTCTGATAGTGGAGACATTGAACCTGTCTTAGACAAGAATGCAACACGATAGCCACAGCTATTACGGGCATCTTTAGCTCCATCCCCTACACCATAATATGTTGTCTTGGGAAAATAAACATTTGAAGATTGAGCTTCTAGGTAATGTGTTGTAACAGTATCGATTGCATTTGCTTGAGGTTGAAAGATTGTTGGTGTTGCTGGCAATCTGTTCCATCCAAAAGGTTCAATAACCTCGCGCCCCCAGAATTTAATAGGAGCGTTAACACCATTAAGAAGCAGAGCGAAATTCTTGAAAGGTGCAATCTGGGTGCCGGGGTTATCAGCCTTAGGATCAATGCGGTCGTTCTTAAGAATAACTGCTCTTGAAGAACCTAGCCCTTTATTTCCCCAATCATAACGGAGCTCATTGCCACGCTCATATAGGTAGTAAGGCTCAGATCCTTCATGTCTTTTCCAACATGCAAGGAATCTTACAGGCGAATATGTCTTCCTGAATTCAGAAATAGGTATTGTCTCAGATGCATTTGTAGGAATGAGAGGCTCCCATCCAACCGAACTGTGCCAACCTCCATTCTCATCTTGCCTGAAATTAGATATCTCAAAAGCTCTATTATCTTCAGGGAACAAGCTCTGATCCATACCTAGAATCGGTTTGCTTTTAGTGTAGGTGCTGTTCATTTAGAAGCTCGATCTACGAATGTTTGTACTAGCAAATATGGTTCTTCCCCTTCCCGCTCCAAACAGAAGAGCTCTCTGATGATTAACATCGAGACGCTCTACATATTTCTTTTCAGCAGAAAGAACATCCTGTTCAAACCGGACCCTGTACATTCCGGCTAACTGTAGGTTTCCTTTCTTTGTGAAATAATCTTCAAGAGCTTTGTATACAATAAGATCATGTAGCTCATGTGGCATCTCGGGTGCATCAGTGATAGATGCCAAACATTTGGGTCTATAAAGATAACGAAGCTCAAGCTGTTTGAAATATTCTTCAGGTGCAGTGATTGCATCTCCATTATAAAGAGCATAAGCATATTTAGCATCATAGCTGTTAATACGAGGATAAGGTCTTACTATGTGATGATGCCCATCTACCTCTATGTAAGGAGCATTACCTGCTGACACCTGATCCAAGAATGCAATGGAAACATCTGAAGCTTCATCATCTAGAACCTTAGGTTGGTGATCATATTGTGATATGACACCATTATTTAAGGTAACAGTTACCCATTTTGGAAGACCTAATCTTTTGCCAGTTACATGGTCGATGTTTACATTTGTAAAGAGAACCTTTTTAAGACCCTCCCATACATTGGGGAAGCGGTCATAGATGTTATTATAAGCCGGTGTTACTACAACCTGATCGTCATGTGTAACCGTTCTAAGATTTATCACGGGCTTATTTCCACCACCAGCTAAAGCCTTGGCTTGAACAGTGAGCGGTTCAGATAGGGGGCCATAAAGATTTCCATTAGCTCTGAAGCACCACGCAAATTCGTACCAGGTATTAGCAGCAAGGGTACCAGTTAGGATAGCAGTAGTCGCTAGCTCTAGAAGCTTCTCACCAGAAGGAACATTAACAGGTGGTGTATGTATATAGAAATCTGCATAAGAAGCTGTGCGGTCTTCAGCTAATGACATTTCTTCTTCACGTCTACCTAACACTGCTGAAAGGTATTGACGTTGACCTCCTACGATTGGAGCATCTCTATGGGACAAGGAACAAACCTGAACAAGATCTTCTGGTAGTTCATAGTAACGTGTCTTTATTTTCCAAGATATATCATCAATGAATGTGGTGCCGCGGAAAGGTTCAGATAGTCTTATCTCTGTATCGGAGATAACCTTAAGGATTGTGTATTCTCTACCTTGACATTCAAAGATGTTTCCTGCAAATGTAAAATCAACCAGAGATCTTATTGACCCTGAGAAGGTGACCTTCCTACTGAAATCTGTAACGGATGCATTCTTTCCTGTAAGGGTGTAATCCAAATCAGGCAAGGTATTTATATAAGCAAGCTTCTGAGCGAACGACCATGATTTAGCCATCCATACATATTCGTATGCATCATTGATCAGGGAATCAATGTCATCCAAATGCGCTTGATTGGTTGGTTTAAAATCAGTGATGTTCTGAATTTTATTTCTAAGATCTTTGAGATTTGACACGCTTGTCTCCTGTATCTATGTGACTGGCTGTTGTTCCGGCAAAAAGAAAAAGCCCGCTCTCCGATGAAAGAGAGCGAGCCTAGCTTTATCTTCTAAAGATTAGAACCGTGGGAGCACGATACATTCGGATGAACCAGCTGCGGCAGCAGTGAGAGCAATACCGCAGAAGGAGATGTCACCAGTTGCAGCAGGGTCACCAACACCGTCAGCAGTTACGATAACCAGGAGGTCACCAGCAGCAGTACCTGCATCGACAGTTGCCTTAGCTACGTATCCTGCGATACAAACCTTTACAGCAGCCCCAGATACCACAGTCTCAAGAGCAACACCACAAACGAGAGGTGCACCAAGAGCAACCTTGACACATTTCTTTACGTAAAGAACCTTGTCAGTTCCGGTTTTTGAAATGTCAAAAGACACCCAGTCACCAGCAGTTACAGTTCCACTAGCAAGAAAGACCTCTGTCTCTGAGCGTTGTACCGCTGAGATACCCGAATCAAGCCGTTGAATATTTCTAGAATTCATATTATATTTTCCTCTTTTATTTGATTGTTAAGATTATGCGTCTGCGTTGGTAAGAACACCGAGAGAACCCAAATGGATACCAGCGAGCTGAGCCATTAGTTGGATCTGCCAGGTATCAGTTGCATAACCAAGAGCACGACCACGCTCGACAAGAGCGAAGCGACCGTCGCTGTGGAAATACAGTTTGACGCCTGCGAAATTGAGGAAATACATCGAGAAGATATCTTCAGCTGCACGACCACCAACTGTCATTGCAAGATCAGAAACTACAGGAGCTCCACCAAACATGAGGGACATACGTCCACCGTCTAGCTCGTCACCTGAGACGTATCTTTCATTAACAAATAGGGTTGCTTTGTAGAGACGGAAGGCTGCTTCTGAAGCAATGACCACGTCGATTGGCTTTGGGCCCTGGTGAACTGAAAGGATCTGGGTGTGGATTGAATCCATTCCAGTCTTACCGTTCGCTGCGAATGCGCCAGCGCCAGAAGCCCAAGCATTAGTCCAGCCTGGGATGTTGTAGGTTGCTTTGCTAAGCCCACCGACAACGTTGTTTTGTGAAGCCTTTAATCCGCCTTCGAGGAAACCAGTTCCAGCAGTAGCAACGGTTCCACCGTATAGGGTCTCAAGACCTGAACCAGCTAAAGAACCATTAAGGATTTGACCGTTAAGATCGCGACCCATTTTGTCCATAGCGGATTTTACGTGTGCAGAATATAGGTCGATGATTGCCCGCTCACCACTGTTCTCAAGCTTGCGCTTGGCTGATAGTGCAACAGGTGCAGTCCAGAAAGCCCAAGGAAATTCTGCGTAGTTCAGAACGTCTTGAATGGTTTCGTTGGTGGGCTCATAGCCATCGGTGTGGTAGGTAACAAGGGAATGGTCCTTAACAGCAACAGGAACCTGAATCTTGGAACCGCCATCAAGCTCAACTATTCCAGATGCTTTGTCTGCGTAGTCGAGGAATGCGTGCCGGCGCTTTAGGGCTTCAGTCTCTTGCTCAAGGATGTATTGTAGTGTTGACGCAATTACGTCAGTAGAAACGCTCATTGTAATATCTCCAATTAAAAAATGTTATTTGTCTCATTCCCTGTTGAAGGACCTAAAGGGTATCCGTAGAATCTTTTAGGATTACAAAGGCCGGGGGATGTTGCGCCGTCGTATATTGGTCTGTAGGTTGTTACCTTAATATGGTAATATATTTTCATAAGATTAACGAGGATTCAATGAAGACGTGCACAAAATGTGAAGAAGAAAAGGACAGCCTTTCTTTCTATGCTAACCGGAACCTATGCAAGATATGCATGAATAGAAGATCTGCCGAACATGCTTCCAAGAATAAGGAGGCAACTGCGACACATAAACGCGTCTCATCTTTTAAGATCAAATATGGAATAACTATTTCGGAATATGATTTATTGTTCAAGGAACAAGAAGGAGCTTGCGCTATCTGTAAGACACATCAATCAACACAACCGATTGCTTTGGCTGTGGACCATTGCCATACTACAGGCAAGGTAAGAGGTCTTCTATGTGGTAAATGTAATAGAGGCATTGGACTATTCGAAGACCGTGAAGATATTCTAGTATCGGCAATTCATTATTTAAAGGAGAGGAAAGATGTCAACTGATTTTGAGAAAGCATTAGGTTTAGTATTACGCTATGAAGGTGGCTATGTCAATAACCCAGCAGATAGGGGTGGTGCTACGAACAAAGGTATAACACAGAAGACCTATGATAACTATCGGATAAAAGCTAGGAGACCTGTTCTCTCTGTTAAAGAGATAGAAGATGGGGAGGTATCCACCATCTACTATATGAACTACTGGTGTGAATCTTCCTGTGATAAGATTCCATCACCGCTTAGTATTCTTGTGTTTGATTTTGCTGTTAATAGTGGACCATCAAGAGCAATCAAATATCTTCAGCGTTTACTGAATCTAAAGGATGATGGTATCGTTGGACCTAAGACCCTTGCTGCTGTTGGAGCTGTAGAAGATTTACAAGATTTCTGCTCTGACTATCTTGATCTTCGCGATGATCTGTTTGCGGGTATAGTTGCCCATGATTCTACCCAAAAGATATTCCTTAAGGGATGGTTAGCCCGAACCAAATCCTTAAGATCCATTATATAGCAGCTACATACTGGTTCTTCCGGAAGAAGAAAAGAAAAAGGTACGTTCTTATTAGACACGTACCTTTCTTCTATCTGGGGTTTAGGTTCCTTTAAGGCTACACTAAAGCACACCCGCAAGGAAAGCTACAATCAAAAGAACAACTGCAGTCCACCATATCCACATGTAAGGCGTGAAGGCCAATGTGAAATATCCTGCGAACATGATCCAGAAGACATCAATGCTGCCTGGGTTATTAGATGAATGTCCGGTTTCCATGTCTTATTCCTTTTGTGCGGAGCGATATCTCTGTTGCGATGCGCGATGCCGAGCACGGTGCTCGTCCGTCCATGGTACCTTGCGGCCGTCCGGTGCATGTAGAATGTTGAGAATCTTTTTGGAGGTCAGGGAAGGATCCAAGGTTGGCAGGATTTCCTCTGCCTTTATGGCCCACTGATGAGCCTCCTCCTCGGAGGGAAAGCAACCCAACCAGGTGACAGCGGCATCCACATAAATGAAGGCGCGCCATCTTCCTTTAGATTTATCGAAGCAAGCTCCTCTCATTGTTGGTCAAACACTAGAGGAGCAAGGCTATCTGTTCCATTCCAAGCGGCATAGAATTCATAGTCATCTATCAGCTTGTTATGGGCTCTGAATAGTTCTCTATCTACAACCTTCCCAGTCTCAAGAAGAAGATCTCCGTTCTCGTCAATTGCCATTATCATTCTGATCTCATCAACAATATATGTATGTGTACATATAGGATTAAGAAAACATGATTGGGACATCTGCCTTATCTCCTGAACCCATACGTAATCTCCGAACGTAAGAGGAAATGATCCCTCATCATCACCAACATAAGATCCTTTGTAAGAGCCCATCATTAGTTCACACCATAATATTTCTGAGAAAGCTTTAGTCCTGCGTGGATTTCATATTTGCTTTTTAAGAAGGCATCGATGCATCTTTCAAGCCGGGAAATCTCCCCTTCAGTTACTGTCCCTTCAACGTGAAATCCGTCAAAGAGAAGACAAGAAACTGTGCGTCCATTGTAATCACACCAGCCCTCACATATAGAAAGGATTTCGTCTTCTATTGATTGGATGAATAGAGCAAGACCTCTATTATCATTGGCGATATTAAAATCCTTCGCTTCTGGTAGGGCTAGAAGGGTCTTCTTTGCATGGACAAGCTCTTCTTTGTAAGCTACTAGGAAAGGATGATGAACTAGTTTATTGTCAACGATGGTTAGTGTTGCGCGAGAATCAGTTAGCCAACCTCTCATGGCGTCTTCGCTGTAGGAAAGGGAAGCACCGTAGTTGATCATAATCATCAAGGTCTTTGCAGCCTTTCTATCTACCTTGTAGTAATCCATGAGCTGGGCTAGAACACCTTCACGATTAGAAATGTATTCGTTCATGTGGTACATGTCTGCATCCTCATCTGCCTTCGCCATAAGAGAAAGGATGATGGTAGGATGAGCGTTGACCATATCAATGTCTGTTACATCTTCCATGATATAGCGTCTGATATATCCGGGTAAACCCTGAAGAGAAATAGAGGATGCGAATCTCCTGCCTTTCGCTCCTGATGTGCGGCGATAAGAAACCATATTGATTCCATCTGCATCACAGGCCTTGCGGTAAAGGCGGGCTGACATCCGGTCCTCTATGTTATGGCAATAGGTCTCATCTGCAATTACATGATCTAGCTTGGCTATGTTAACCTTCTCTGCATAATAAACAACACCTACCTTAAGCTTACGAGGAGCTGCTGGTTTATCAAGCAGCTCGTCAATGATTCTGTAAAAAGCCTTGGTGGGCTGATATGCTTTACAAACACCCTTGCTCCATTCAGTTGGAGGGTAGTACCGTGAATCTGTTTCAATAAAAAGAAGGTCAGTAGCTGCCCGGTAGTTGTCACCGAATACGGTCTGAAGCTCAGCTGCCTTCAGCCAGAAAGAACCTTTAACGTTAGTGTGGTCCATCTTCCCGCGTAGAATCTTTGCGAAGGTTGATGCGATCCAGTTTTCTTGTTGCTCTGTAAATGTCATGATGTTATTCCTTTGGTTGTTGTACCAGTCGCTTGAGGTGACTGTCTACATATCATACCAGATTTTATTAGCAGGTCAACTGTTTTGCGCTATCCTGTGTAGATTTCTGAAAATCTTGTAAAAAAGAGGGGAGCTCGGTGTCTCAAGGAAGACAGAACGCGGAATAAAACGTCTGCCCTCACCACCGTGCTCAACCCTCTACACCTATTGTACCATGTTCTTTATGGTATACATAGAAAATGTTGCAACTATTTTTTCGCGCACGGTTCTAGTGCCATGACCTATCAAGGACCACTACATGTTGTGGTTATGTACGTTGTAGGCTACTATTCCTTGGGGGTAACTATGTACTGATACAGGTCCCTACCCAGGTCTAGGTAACAGTAGGTTACTGTACCTCCCTTAGAGGGAGGAGGTTAGGTACCTATTC